CCCATGCAAGACCGCTATAATTTGATGTTTGCTAGTTACAATGCGGGCGCTGGTAATTTGCATAAAGCTCAAAAGCGTTGCAATAACGTCCCACTGTTTGATGGAATTATGAGGTGTTTACCTTTAATCACTGGCAAGCATTCAGTTGAAACAACTAATTATGTTAAGCGTATCAATCAATATTATGAGAGCTTGAAATGGTCAGAATCTTATTAATAGTGATTGGAGTTATGTTGCTCATCTGCTTAGGTTTTTGGTGGCGAGTTGATCATCTGTCTGCTGATAACAAAGCGTTAGCTAATGATGTGATGGACTATGAGGTAACACTTAATAGTAATAAGACAGCAATAGAAATGCTTGAACGTTCTTTGGTAAAGCAGAATGAGTTGTTAGTTGAACAGCAACAAGTAAATCAATCGTTACACAATGAATTTAAATATAAGAAACGGGAGCTGTTAAGGCTGGGTGAAACCGATGGTAAGATTAAAGAATGGTCTGATATTGTTGTTCCTCCTGCTGTTAGCAGGTTGCTCGTCAACTCCTCAAGTTCTGATTCAAACTAAATATATTAAAGTACTGCCTCCATCTGCATTAGTACAAGACGTTCCTTACCCAACTTGGGATGGCATAACTAATGCTGACCTTGTGAGCTATGCGATAGAACAACAACTAATAATCCAACAATGCAACAATGATAAAAGATTAATAAGGGAATTTATAAATGAGTGAGTTATTAACCAAGATTAGCTATTCGTTCTCGGCATTACTGTCGTGTATATCTCTTATGAGTTTAAATCATTTTGCGTTAATACTTGGAATGTTCCTCGGCTTGATGACCTTTGTTGTCACTTGGGTTTATAAGCATAAAACCTATAAATTACAGCAGCAATACTCTCAGCACTATCAAGATGTAGATAAAACAATTACTTATAACAAAAGGTACTCCCAAGAAGCTGAATCACACGGGGGCGCTGAAACCCCGAAGAACGGCTGATTTTCGACTTCTAAGGGCATCAGCACCAGTACTAAAATATCTTCTTAAAACTTCCAGAGAATCGAATGACTAAAGCCATCCATCAATACAATATTTCACAGATTGGAGAAATGTTTGGTTTTGGCAGAAACACAGTTCGCAAAAGGCTCAAACAGTCAAATGTGCTTCCATCGGGTCGCGAAGGTAATGCTGATTTATATTTGTTATCAGAGGCTGGTCCTGCTGTTTTTGAAAGTGCTGGAACAGCTGGATCAAGTGGATCTTTTATTGATCCTAATTTACTCAAACCAGGTGATAGATTGTCTTGGTACCGTTCTGAAACAGAACGACTTAAATTTGAACTTGAGACAGGCCAATTATGTCTTGCTGAAGAAGTGAGAAATGAGATGGCAAATCTAGCTAAACCAATGTTAGCAGAGTTAGAAATACTCCCTGATATTTTAGAGCGTGATTGTGGCTTAGCACCCGATGCTGTTGTAATGGTGCAGGAAAAGATAGATGACTTGCGCAATTCAATTGCAGAAAAGGTCAGTCAATTATGAATTATGCAGACCCTTATAAAATTCGCTTAGATATTGCGAGTAGCATTGCTGCTCCAATTCGAATGCCAGTAGCTGAAGCTGCTGAGAAATATATGCGCGTACCTAAAGGTGGTTCAAATTCAATTCCATGGGATGCGAGTTTAGCGCCTTATGTTATTGAACCTATGAATTGCTTAGCTTCGCGTGAATATGATGCCGTTATTTTTGTAGGGCCTGCACGAACAGGCAAAACCAACGGGCTTATCGAAGGGTGGTTAACACATGTTCTAATATGCGACCCTTCAGATATGTTGATTGTTCAGTTAACAGAAGAAAAAGCACGGGAGTTTAGCAAGAAAAGGGTTGATCGTTGTCTACGTGTTAGCCCTGAGCTCAATAAGCGTTTAAGCCCATTTCGTAATGACAACAATGTGCACGATAAAATATTTAGAGATGGTACCTACTTAAAAATTGGATGGCCATCTATCAATGTATTGAGTTCTTCTGATTATCGATACGTTGCATTAACCGATTACGACCGTTGGGATACTGATATCGATGGTGAGGGTGATGGTTTTTCACTAGCCAGTAAACGTACGACAACTTTTATGAGTTCGGGTATGACAATGGCTGAAAGCTCACCGGGCTTTGATGTTGATGACCCTCGTTGGAGACCAAAAACGCCCCATGAAGCACCACCTTGTGAGGGCATTATTTCACTTTACAACCAAGGTGACAGACGTAAATTATATTGGAAGTGTCCCCATGCTGAGTGTGGTGAATACTTTCAACCTGTTTATGAAACGTTTGCTGGTTACGAGAACGCGCCTGATGCGAAAACCGCCTCTGATGCTGTATATATGGTTTGTCCTCATTGTGAAGGGCGCATTGAAAGCCATCAAAAACGAGCACTGAATAAGCATGGCCTTTGGTTGAAAGAAGGCCAGAAAATAGATAGACATGGCGCTGTGACAGGTCACGCTAGAAAAAGCCGCATAGCCTCGTTTTGGATGGAGGGACCTGCTGCCGCATTCCAAACTTGGCAGCAAATTGTATATAAATATTTAAGTGCTGAAGAAGAATACGAATTAACAGGATCACAAACTAAATTAAAAGCTGTTACTAATACTGACTTAGGGCGACCTTACATACCTCGTAGTGGCGTGGACAATTGTACTGTCGAAGAGTTAATGGCTCGTGCTGAGCCTGGATTAAAACGAATTGTTCCTCAAAACGTTAGATTCTTGGTTGCTACCATCGATGTGCAAGGCGGTAAAAATTCACGATTTGTTGTGCAGATTGTGGGGTATGGAAAAAGTGGTGAACGTTGGTTAATTGATCGCTACAACATTAAATATTCAACACGGTGCGATGATGACGGTGTGACTGAACGAGTTAATCCTGCTGGTTATGCTGAAGATTGGGACTTAATCACTTCTGATGTCATTCAAAAAACATATCAACTAGATGATGATACAGGTCGAAGAATGGCCATTCAGTTTACGGCTTGTGATCATGGTGGTGAAGATGGCGTTTCAGACAACGCATATAAATATTATCGTCGATTAAAAATATCAGGTTTGCATCGTCGCTTCTTTTTAGTGAAAGGTGCGAGTAGTGCTAACAGTAAAATAATTAATCAAACGTTTCCGGACAACACAAACAACTCTACACGTAAAGCCAAAGCCTTTGGTGATGTCCCATTGTATTTATTGCAAACAAATGAACTAAAAGACCGGCTCAGTGCTTCACTCGAACGTGATCAAGCTGGACCAAATTATATCCATTTTCCTGATTGGCTGGGTGAATGGTTTTATGAAGAATTAACCGCAGAGGTTCGTAGTAATGGCAAGTGGACAAAGATATCCGCAAGAGCTCGAAACGAAGCAATCGATTTATTTTGTTATGCCAATGCTATTTTATTACTCAAAGGTTACGACAAAATAAATTGGGATAGTCCGCCAGTATGGGCAAAAGGTTGGGATGAAAATCCGAACATTGTTAATAGTAAGTATGCAACTGAACCCCCACGAAAAATAACAGAACAAAAGCCAAAACCAAAGACTCAAGCATCACCGGCTAAAACCAATAATTTCTTATCAAACACTAAAAAAGGAAGCAGCTGGTTATGATTACCAAAGAAAAATGCATCGTAATGATTGCTAAATATGAACAAGCGGAACTTGATGTGCTTGAAGGTAAAAATGTCATGATAGGTAACCGAATGTTTCAGTCAGAGAGTCTATCCGAAATAATCAAAGGCCGCCAAGAGTGGGAACGACGGTTATTACGTTTTAACCGTCGTAGCAATTCTCCAAAAACTATCCGTTTTATTTAAGGTATCTATGAATTTATTTGAAAAAAGCATCTTGGCTTTATCGCCTGGGTGGGCATCGTCACGTGCTGAAAATAGAAACAAAGTAAATGCCTATGAAGCTGCGCTACCTAGCCGCATCCATAAAGCCAATAAAGAGTCACGTAGCGCGAATCAAGCCATCTTTGCTGCAGGGAAATCACTGCGAGAGCAGGCAAGGTGGTTAGATGCTAATCATGACATCTCAATTGGCATATTAGATAAGTTTGAAGAGCGAGTGATTGGTCCAAGCGGCATTATGATTGAACCACAACCTCGTAAATTAAATGGTGATGTTGATGTCGATTTAGCATCAAAAATAAGCGAGAAATTTAAAAATTGGAGTTTGAAACCGGAAGTAACAGGACGCTTCACCCGTTCGCAAATGGAACGTTTAGTTTTACGCTCATGGTTGCGTGATGGCGAAATGTTTGCTCAGCAATTAAAAGGCAACGTTGCAGGATATCAATACTTAACAAACACACAATATGCCATTGAACTTTTAGAAGCCGACTTTGTGCCAATCATAAGTGATTTAAGCAAACGTATTAATCAAGGTATTCAGCTAAACAGTTGGGGAAGAGCAACGGGTTATCATATTTTATATGATCATCCTGCTGAAGCTTTTAGTACTAAAAGTAAAATTGTACCGGCAGATAAAATGCTGCATTTAGCATTAATTAAGCGCATTCATCAAATCCGTGGTGTCACTATTTTCCATGGCATCATCACTCGATTAAGTGACCTTAAAGAGTATGAAGAATCAGAGCGTGTGGCAGCTCGCATCGCTGCAGCGTTGGGTATGTATATAAAAAAAGGCTCTCCTGATCTATATGATGCTGATTCTGCACCAGAACAATCACGTCACTTTGATTTAGCCCCAGGCTCAACATTTGATGAACTACTACCCGGTGAAGAAGTTGGAATGGTTGAATCTAATCGCCCATCTGCTCAAGTTGTTCCGTGGCGTAGTGGCCAAATAAAGGCGGCCGTTGCAGGCGTTCGGGCTAGTTACAGTTCCGTAGCCCGTGATTATGGCGGATCGTATTCCTCACAACGACAAGAACTGGTTGAATCAACAATTGGTTATGAAGTTATTCAAGATGAGTTTGTATCTCAATGGTCACGGCCCATTTACCGAAATTGGTTAGAAATGGAGTTATTAAATGACCTTAAATTGCCCGCTGATTTAGATAGAGACACTTTATTTGATGCCCTCTATTTAGCTCCCACAATGCCATGGATTGATCCGAAAAAAGAAGCCGATGCGTGGGAAACGTTAAAAGAAAATGGCGTTGCTAGTGATGCTGAATGGATCCGAAGTCGTGGTAAATCACCTCGTGAAGTGAAGCGCCAAGTTAAAGCTGAGCAAGCTGAAAACCCAACGCCTATTGTAAAAAAAACCAAGAAGGAAGAAACCAGTGAAGAAGAATAAACCAGGTATCTTTATGCCAAAAGCCAAAACGAGCGAAACACCTGCTAATTCTTGGTTTTCTATTAAAGCGCAAAGTAATAACAGTGCGGTTATTCATTTATACGATGAAATAGGCGGTTGGGGTGTAACAGCGCGCAGTTTCGCTAAAGAACTCGCAGCCTTGGGAGATGTAAAAAATATAGAGTTACGCATCGACAGTCCAGGTGGTGATGTATTTGAAGGCATTACTATTTACAACCTTTTAAAAGGTATTGATGCCTATATCACGGTACATATTGATGGGCTTGCCGCATCCATGG